GTCAAGAAGGTCTGGGGGTTTCAGTCGCGCCGAGAGGCCGTCCAGATCGCGCTCATGCATCTGGCCAGGCAGACCCGGCTGGGACTGCCGAAGATCCAGCTTGGATTTGACGAGGAGGAGAATTGACTCGGCCAATCACAATGATGTAATCTGTCGGGGGCAATTACGCCCACAGAGTTTATGCCCGCCCGCGCGGGCATTTTTCATTGGTGGGCGAGATGCGCGAACACACTGGCAAGCCGCACGGCTCGTGGGGGAAGTTGAGCAAGATCGTCGAGCCGCATGTCGAGACGCTGCTGTCCCTGTACACCGAGGGCCTGTCGATGCGGCAGGTTGCCGAGCAGTTGGGGATTGGGGTCAGCGGCGTCGTCTTGCGCGATTACATGCTGCGCACGCACCCCGAGAAATTTGAGGCCTCGCTGATCAATCGCGCGCATGAGATGGTCGAGCGCAACGCGGAGGACGCCTCGCGAGCCTCTGCCAATGGCGACTCATCGGGCCTGAAGACTGCCATCGACACCCGTTTTAAGTTGGCCGGCCTGTATGCGCCGGACCTGTACAGTGACAAGCGTCGAGTCGAGCTCACGGGCAAGGACGGAGGGTCGATCCGAGTCGAGGCGCTTACCGACGACGCGCTGGCGAAGATCGCCGCGCAGGGCGCTGCCGAGTGATCTCCCCGGCTGCGGCTGCTGCAGAACTGCTGGCCCGCCGTCGGGCCAGGGGGTCGTTCGGCGGCTACTGCGAGTACCGATTGCCAGAAGACCAGACGATGGCCAAGCACCACCATCTGCTGGCTGATGCGCTTGATGAGGTCGAGCGTGGCGAGTGCGATCGACTGCTGATCATGATGCCGCCAGGCTCAGCAAAATCGACTTACGGGTCGGTGTACTTCCCGGAATATTTTGCCGGACGCAACCCGCAGCTGTCGATCATTGCGGCGAGCCACACTGCCGAGATGGCCGAGCGTTTCGGGCGACGGGTGCGCAACGGAGTGGCGGACCAGCAATTCAAGACCCTGTTCAACGTCGAGCTTGCCGCCGACTCAACGGCCGCCGGGCGATGGTCAACGAACCACGGCGGCGAGTACACCGCGGTCGGCGTTGGCGGGTCGATCACCGGCCGCCGCGGGGACCTGATCATCGTCGATGATCCTGTGCGCAGTCGAGAGGACGCCGACAGCGAGAGGATCCGAGAGAAGACCTGGGAGTGGTGGGTCAATGACCTGATGACCCGCGGCAAGCCCGGCTGCCGAATGGTGGTCATCATGACCCGATGGCACGAGGACGATCTGGCCGGGCGCCTGCTTGAGCGCGAGCCTGATCGGTGGCGCGTCATCAAGCTGCCCATGATCGCTGGCGAGAACGACCTGCTGGGCCGAAAGCCAGGCGAGCGTCTCTGGCACGAGTGGTTCACCGACGAGATGGTCCAGCAGGCGCAGACAGACCCGCGCTCGTGGATCTCGCTCTACCAGCAGGAGCCGCGTCCGACTGAGGGCGCCGAGTTCCGCCGCTCGTGGATCTGCCGATACAACGACAAGCCCAAGAGGTCCAACAAGATCATCCTGGTCGATCCGGCGGGCGACCCGCAGAGCAAGAGCGGAGTGCGCCGCAAGCTCTCCGACCGAACGGTCATGTGGGTGGTCGCGCTGGGCCCAGACCAGAACGCCTACCTTGTCGATGGGCTGATCGACCGGCTGAACTTGACGCAGCGGGTGGACAAACTCTTCGAGTTGCACCGCAAGCACAAGCCGATGCAGGTCCGCTATGAGCGATACGGAATGATGGCCGACGTCGAGGCCATTCGTGCCGAGCAGGAGCGCCGGCAGTACCGATTCAAGATCACCGAGGTTGCGGGAGCGGTCGAGAAGAACGCGCGCATCCGGCGGCTGATCCCTTGGTTCGAAGGCGGCCGGATCTGGCTGCCCCAGCAGATGAAGTACACCGACGTCCTAGAGCGCGAGCACGACCTTGTGCAGGAGTTCGTCGAGGTCGAGTACGCCACATTTCCGGTCGGACGGTTCGACGACGGCTTGGATTGCCTTGCGCGCCTGGCAGAACCCTCTCTGACCCTGCCGTGGCCGGACGAGGAGGAAGACATCCCGATCGGCGCACAGGCCGCCTGGGCGGTCATGGATGACGTTGCAGGCTACTGACGGAGCAAAGATGGATCAGCAATTTCCGCCCGAGGTCGCGATCATGATGGGCGACCAAGTCATGACGCCCGATCAATTCGAGGCCATGAAGAGGTCTGAGGTCGATCGGATGCAGGGCCTGTTCGTGGCCATGCGCGATCGGTGGGTGCAGGCGCGTGCGCAGTCCGGCGTCGAGCGCCGCTGGCGCAAGGCGACCGAACTTTACTTCGGCGAGCGCGAGGAATCTGACAACGGATTCGAGAGCACTCTGCGCAATGGGCCGCCTGCCCGCAAGGTGGCCGACGGGAACCGGTCACGGGTGGTCGTCAACATCGTGCGCCCGAAGGTCGATCAGGCGACGGCGAAGATGTGCGAGATCCTGTTTCCGGTCGATGATCGGAACTGGGCGATCAAGCCCACGCCGATGCCCGAGATGGCCGAGCGGGTTGGCGACAAGCGCGCGACGGTGGACCCGACCACCGGGCAGCCGACCGGCATGACCGCCGACCAGGAGGTCAAGGTCATTATGGAGGCGGCCACCGCGGCGGCTGAAGGGATGCAGCGCGCGATCGACGACAACCTGACCGAGTGCGGATACAACGGCCAGAGCCGCAAGCTGGTCGAGGACGGCGTGCGACTGGGGACCGGGATCATTGCCGGCCCGTTCCCTATCCGGACATCGAGCAAGGTCTGGCTGCCGCAGCCCGACGGTACTCAGGTGATGCAGCAAAACGAGGGACTCTCGCCCGGATCCGAGAGGGTTGACCCGTGGGACATCTTCTTTGACCCATCGTGCGGCAACGACCATCAGCTGGGCCGCGGGGTGTTCCGGCGCCGGATGGTCAACCGCAAGGCCCTGCGCCGTCTGGTGGGCCTGCCCGGCTACGATGCTGAGGCGATCCGCGAGGTTCTGCGCAGCCAGGCGAGGTGCGTGCGCGTGGCTGAGGGCCGGGTCACCCGTCAGCCGATGTACGACGACAGCTACGAACTCTGGGAATACCACGGCGAGGTGGAGCCCGACGAGATGCAGGCGCTCTCCGAGCGCACCGGCGATCCGCTTGAGGATGTGGACTTTGGCCTGCTGGTGATGGTCAACGACAAGGTGATCGGCGCGATGCCGTCCTGGGTGGCCGACAAGACGCTTCCCTACGACGTCTGGTGCTGGCGAAAGGCCGACGACTCGCCCTACGGGTACGGACTGCCGGACGAGCTTGAGCACCAGCAGCGGGTGGTCAACGCGGCCTGGCGACAGGTCATGGACAACGGCCGCAACACCATGGGCGGTCAGATCGTGATGAAGAAGGGCATGATCATCCCGGCCAACAACAGCTACGAGATCACGCCGAACAAGGTCTGGCTCGCGCGCGATGAGATCGATGACGTCCGCGCCGCATTCAGCGTGTTTGAGTTCGCCTCTCACCTGGAGGAACTGCTGGGCGTTGCCAATGCCGCGATGGCGTTTGCCGACCAGGAGTCAAGCATGCCGCAGATCCTTGGCGGCCAGCAGGGCAGCGCACCGGAGACGGTGGGCGGGATGGTCATGCTCTACAACAACGCCACCGCGGTGCTGCGCCAGCGGGTCAAGCTCTACGACGACAACGTCACCCGGCCGCACATCTCGCGCTACTACGACTGGCAGATGGCCAACAGTGAGGACCTGTCGATCAAGGGCGACTACGAGGTCGATGCCCGCGGCAGCACTGCGCTGGTCGAGCGCGACATCCAGAACCAGGCCCTGCTGAACCTGGCCAACATCACGAACAACCCGCGCTACATCCCGCACCTGAAGGAGCGCGAGGAACTGAAGGCGATCCTGAAGGCGTTCAAGGTCAACCCAGAGGAGTTGATGAAGGACGAGGAGACCGTCAAGCAGGAGCAGGAGGCGCAGGCCGGCCAAGAGGCCCCGCAGGACCCCCGCATGGCGTCGGCTCAGATGCAACTGCAGGCCAAGCAGATGGAGCTTGAGGACCGCAAGGAACAGCGCGCATTCGAGCAGGAGCGCAACAAGAGCGATCTTGAACTGCGCCGAGAGACCCTTTCCTACAACACGGCCCGCGAGCAGTCGGAGGCCGAGATCGCTGCGGTCGATGCGAAACTCTCCCGGGAACTGGCGATTGCCAAGATGCAGCAGGACGGCCAACTGACGCGCGATGAGATGGAGACCAAGTCTCGGCTTGAGCTCATCAGGATCTCGGACCAGCGCGAACGATTCAACGCCGAGGCCGCGCTGCGAGTGAGAACAGGCGCAGGAATCTGATGATTTGACAAGCTCAATCACAATGATGTAGTTTCTGGGTCGGGTCACTGTCTCCACGGTTCCCAAGTCTCCTGTCCAGACTCCCTTCAAGCCGCCTTCGGGCGGCTTTTTTTTTGCCCCGAATGAAACACGAAGACTTCCAGTCCCCGACCTGGAGGCGGTTGACGCACGCCCTTGAGATCCGTCTCGCGGACTTGCGTGAACTCAACGATGGCCAGTCATTCGGCCCGGAAAAGACAGCGGCGATTCGAGGCTCGATCGCCGAGGTCAAACGAATCCTTGCCCTCGCGGACTCCGCGAGCGCAGGGCAAGCGGTCTCCCCCGGCGAGCTAGCCGGCGAAGACACCCCGGCCTGACGGCCAAAAGCAGCAAGAGAGCCCAATGCAAACCACACAGGAAAGAACCAACCCGAACGACGCAGCGAAAGACATCTGGCTTGAGCTC